TGTTGTTTGAGAATCCTTCGTTGTTTGCAAGAGAACCAGACTCTAAAGAAAGTGTTTCTCCAGGAGGAATAAACTGTGGAGGTGTCCACACGAAAGCCTCAGCATATGCTGCTTTGTAGTCAGTTCGAAGGTTGAGCTCCTCATCTCTTCGCGGCAAGATTGCTTTTAATTTACCGTAGGGAGGCAGTGCGCCCGAGCCCACGTTTGAAGGATTGTCTCTATGAGCTAGAGAGAGGAGCTCTAAAGTGTCGTTGGGAAGTGAGTAGTAACGCTTCTTAATTACCCAAGCTTCAGAATCAACATCAGTTGTGCCAATAAAAACTTGGTCAAGAAGAATTTCACTACCACTTACAACCTTAGAGATGATGTATTCGTAGTTGTCAAGGTCAAAGATAGCGCCTTCCCAATCGTCAGGAGTCAATCTGTCCATGACAGCAGAAAAAGTAACACGTCTGCTACCTTTTGTGACTGAAGCATTGATAGGAGTTCCTGAAGTAGTGTCACGAGTTGGAAGAATATCTGGAAGAAATTTGAACTGTTTAAGTTTCTGAGAAAACGTCCAGCGCTTCAGCGACCAGATGTTCAGGTATGCGTCATTTAGTAACTGGTCAAGCTGGTCATTAAATCCCTGAAGGTCAGGGCTGTAGTCAAGAGTGTTTTTGACTTTTTCTCTGAGAGCTGTCAAATTCATTTTGTAAATTCTCCCCGTTGTCTCAATTATATATGTAACACGTTGTGAGTATCAAATACAAAGCTGCCTCACCCCCGAAAGAGTGAGGCAGCGGAGAGTCTAATCAGCGATTAGAACTTCTTGTATACCCAGACTGGAGCAACGTTGGCAACGTCGGCTGCTAGAGCAACACCACAGAAGCCAATATCACCAGTTACGCCAACGTGGGCGCGACCTGCAGTGGTATCGACGACCAGAGGGTCACCAGCAACTACGGCACCGTCGACGTTAACTTTCTCAGCGTATCCGCCAGTGATTACGTTGATTTTGCTTCCGGCAGTTAGAGAACCGTCAGAATCAGCTGAACCAAGGCAAACACCAACTACGAGAGAGTTACCAAGTGCAACGTTAGTTGCCTGGATAACAGTCAGAACGCGTTCAGCGCCAGTCTTACTTGTGTCGAACTGGAGCCAGTCACCTACAACTACGGTTGCGCCTGCGATGAAAGTCTCAACCGTTCTACGGTTTGAAACATCGGGAATTGCAACTGATGTGTAAGAACCTGGAGAACCAGTGATGTTAGAAACAAACGCAGTACCGTCTAGTTTCTGAATGAGATTTGAAGTAGCCATTTTTTATTCTCCTTTTAGACCTTAATCTTAGCTCTCGGCGTCGAACAGGAGGCCCTGTCCACCGAGGAAGTCAGCGATAAGCTGAGCTTTAACATAGAGTTGAGCTGCACGAGCAGTGGTCCCCGAAATGTATTCGAAAGGAGAGACTGCGAAGTCTGCATCTTTGTGGAAGACAAGCTTTACGCCATCGTAGTTCAGGAGGTAAGCAGAGTAGAAACCTGCACCAGCTGAAGATGAGTTAGCAGCGAAACCCATTACAGGGTCAGCTTCAACAAGGGCACCGGCCCAAGCGAGAGCTAGACGTCCACCATCGAGAGTCTTCTCATCAACGTAACGCTCCTGAGCACGGAGGCTCTCGCGGTAGAGTGAGAATGCCTTCTGACTCATGATAACGTGCTTGATATCGCCCATAGGAGCAACAGTCGAAGCAGAAACACCAAGCTCGGTGAGACCACGAAGACCGTTGGTAGCAAAGTTACCAGCAACGTCGAAGAACTGGTTCTGCCAGCCTGAGACAGGGAAGGTGACCTTGGAGATACCACCAACAACGTTGGTCTGAGCAGCTGGAAGTTCAGGCTCGATGAAACCAGCACCACCAGCTGTATCACCGTTGAGGGTGTTTAGAGCTGTAAGAACTGTGGAGTTACCCTGAAGCATCTGCTTGTTCATTTCTCGACGAAGCATGCCCATTACTGAACGCATACGTGCTTCGACAATCTTAACGACTGCCTTGTCACCGGAGTTCTCAAGCTCTTCCTTCTTGGTGACTACGATAGGAGCGGTGAAATCGCACCAGTCGTAAACAGCAGGACGAAGAATGTCGTTAACGGCTAGTGAGACGGGCTCATAACCGGTAGCGAGCTGAGTGATTGTGGAGTGCTCAGCGAGAGCAAGTGGACGCTGGATTTTGATACCGCCGTCTTCAGTCTCGATACCACCGTTCTTGCGGATACCATCGAGAAGAGCAACTTTACGGTAGAGTTCGTCAACCTCTCCGTCCCTGATGCTGTATAGGGTTGAGGAGAGCAAATCATTACTGATAGCCATTTTTTTATTCCTTATTTGCTAATTCTTTTTTTCTATTCAACCGAGGATTATCCGACCAATTCGGGTTCCTTATTTACGCTCTCCACCCCAGTTTTAGAAACGGTATCCGTAAGGGTCGTGTCTTGCGCCCGGGAACGGTTGCGGCGCATTTCTTTCATACGTTCAGAGCGAGCTTTTCGCTGCTCATCTGTAAGATTTAATTTGTGTCCACCTAAGCCTGTCTTGTCTTTGTTCCAAGGAGACTTACCTTTTAGAGAAGCAGAAATGTTTGCCTTACCTTCAGGTGTGTGTGGAATGTTATGTCGAGGACCATAAGCAGTGTCTGACAGATTAAGACAGTGTTTATCTCCCCAGTTAGAATCGATGTAGTCTTGTTCGTATACTTTTTCTAATCCAGACTCGCATTCAACTAAAACTTGCCATTTGAAAGTTTTGTATTTATTAAATACGCTCTGCATTTTTCTGTTTGTATGTTTACCTTTTTTTAGATTTTCGTAATGAGTCTCTCTTCGAATCTCGAGTTGATTCGAAGAACCTTGATAGAAGTATGGGCCAATCCAAATTTCGTAAACGCCAGTCATGCTTTATTTATATCACACGTTGCGACCTTTATCATCTTTTGTTATCAGACATCGATTTGTGGTAGAGATATGCATCGTATGCATTCTTAAATGCTGGAGTTCCTTTTGGAGTAGCTGCTGAACCACCGCCAACTTTCTGAAGTGTTTGCGCTCTTGAGTTCTTTTGCTCTGCAATACGCTTTCTTTCCTCAGCAAGTCGTGATGAATCAATCTTTGCCTTTACGATGTAGAAAGCATCTTCGAGTTTAAGCTCTGGACGTTCTTGTAGCATCTGAAGAATTGGTGCACGGAATTCTGGCTGAGTAAGTTCAGGGTTTTCTCTTTTGAAATTTTCAAGAGCAAACTTTCTTTGTTCTGCCTGAACCTGCTCTTGTGCAGGACGAAGCATTTCCTGAAGCATTAGCGTAGCCTGTCTCTTAATTTCTTTCTTCATTCCCTCTGGGTCATAAAGGTCATGTTCTGTTTCTGTGTCTACTTCTTTGACCATTTTTGCAAGAGGACCATCAAGAACACCAGATTTTGTGTTTGTTATTTCTTGACGAAGACGCTCAATCTCCCTTCTTTCTTGCGAAAGCGCACCAGTCTTTCTGCTATAGTCAGCCCTCAGATTTGCAATGTGCTTTCTTACATCCTCAGGAACGTGTGCCATCCAATGTGCAAGTGGCTTCATTCCTTTGTGATTTGCGTCATCAGTCAATTCTGGGTAGTCTTCTTGTGTAAGACCCATGATTTCGTCAATAGTAATGTCAAGTTCGTCGCTAACTGTTTCTACTGAGGTATCGTCGGCGACGGTCTCAGTTCCTTCATCAAACATTTTTTCTCCGGTTAGTTTTGTGCGCCAATTTGTATCGAAACGTCTGCTATGATATCTGCAAGGTGACCAAGGAGATTTTCAGCTTCTTCCTTGCTAATTCCGCCTCTGGCTGAACGAACAAGTTCTCCAATAAGAATACCAACAAGTGACCACGGAATTTTAACTTTGTCTTTCATTACATTTTTCTCCAGTCAGTTAGTTTCATTTTACCATTGCCTCTGCTCCAATGTCCAACTGCAACTTGAAAGCCGCTTTGTGGCCAAGGTGATTGAGGTGTGTCAATCATTATTAATTCTTTCAATGTGTGACCCCACTTTGTGGCATCTTTTATTCTTCTCTTCGTCAGTAACCCGGGTATGTGATAGAGCCAAACAACATTATCGGCTAAAGATAGTGCGTGTTCGCTGAATGGTGTGAAAATGCTCCAAGGAGGATTACCGATTATCCAATCTACGTTTTCCTTCCAGTCAAAAAAATCAACACCTTCTGAAATTTCACACCACTTATTGATTAGGGGATGGTCCCATTCTCCTCGACCACGACATGGGTCAAGCACTTTTCCTTGGGGTCCAAAGTGCTCAACTATTTGCAGCGCAAGTTCGCGTGGTGTGTAAACAACATCGTTTACCCCGCTGCCCTTCTTCATAAATTTCACATTCTTCCCATCATTAGGGAATCGGCAGCCTCATCAGCCATTTCTGGCATAGGGGTGCGCTCTTCATCATAAGTCTCTTCCTCTTCAGGCTTTGGCTCTTTTAGGAATCTTTTAAATTCCATTGACTTTGCAATCTGACCAAGCTTTGCTGCCATGAGCATAAGAGCCCTGTCATCAGTGATTCCGTCAAAAGAAAGTGCCATGCTTTCATCAAGCATGTCTGCTTCAATTGCATCATCAACTGCAGCGACAAACATTGAAAGAACCCTTACAAAATCTGTAGGAAGCTCTGTGATGTTTTCTGTGATACTTGGGTAGTCAGGAGACTGACCAAATAGGGGAAGCAGCGTGTTTGTAGCTTTTACAAGCGGACCAAGTCCTTTAGGCGTAAATTTGCCTTTTGGTGCAATTGTTGCGTAGGTCTCATCGTCTGCTTCTGTGGCAGCATCACCCATACCAGAAGCTGGGCCCTCCATCTCTACTTCGATTTCTACTTTTGGCATCTTCTTCATCTTGTCGCCCTTCATCATTTTCATCATTTTAGAACCTCCGTTTTGTAAGTATCATCGACTGTCCCATCCAGACAATCTTTTGCACTCCAAGTTGCAACAACTGCATCCTCAGGTTTCATAGTCTTTAGATTTTCTTGATATGCTGAAGCATAGTCTGCTTGCTTCTGCCACTTTTGTGAAAGTTTGTTTTGTGTTGATTCAACCCAGCCATGGCCGAGGTCAGATTCTGCAATAAAACCTTTTGCCTTCATTGCCTTTGCTTCTTCATGTGTGTTTGCAACCTTACGTCCAAGAGCTGATGACCACTGACCACCGTCAAGACCATTCGACCAGCCCCCATGCCAAAGTCCTGGAGTTTTTGCTGGAAGTGAAGGAATTCTGAGGGCATAAGTTCCATTCTCTCCAACAAGTTTCTTTGGCACGTCTACATTGCTTTTGAAGAATTTCTCAAAAACATCTTCTGTAGGAATGCCTTCTTGTGTGTAGATTCTAAAATCAAATAGTGGCAAAGTTTACCTCCTAAAGTTTATTTACGATTTGTGCAGCTGAATTCATCTGACCGGTTGGACCAGCTTCTAATCTACTTGCAGCAGCGCCGGTTGGAGCCTTTACAGCACCTGCCGGGGCTCCTGCCGCTGCGATTGCTTGTGCAGCTGCATCAGTAAATGTTTTTGGAAGCTCGTAAGCTCTGACGATTTCATCTAGAAGCAAGTTACTTGGAACACCAAGAGACTGAAGAGTTGGAAGTAGGGCAACAAGGTTTTGCTTCTTCAGTGCATCTGCAAGTGGCTGTGAGCCCTGGTCAAGAGCTGCAATTTTGAATTGTGAATCAATGTCTGTAGGTGTAATGACCACTGCTCGACCACCAGCTTCAACAACTGCACGGTCACCTTCTTGCGAAAGTAGGTGAACAAAGCGCAGGTAGCATTCTGTAATACCTTCGATGAGGTTGTCACGCTCTCTTGCAAGTTTGCCCATTTCAGAAGCTGCGTATGATGCAATAGCAGTAATCTCAGTTGCTGAAGCTTTAGTGGGTTGACCAGCGAATGCTTGAATAACTGAACCTCTTGTGATATCAGACTCGATGTAAGCTTGGTAACGGTCAAAGTTTGATGAGATTGGGGTGACCCCAACTTCTCTAATGACGCCATCAAGTGAGTCATTGTCTACTGCAATCATAGCACCATCAACACCAGCTGTAATCTTTGCAAGAGATTCTTCATCCATTGTGCCCTCTTTGTAGATGTACTGACGAGAGTCACGACGGACAGAGTTTGCCCAGTAGGTTCTGAGGATGTTCTTTTCGTAGAACTGGTCGTAGACACGACCCATAGCAGAAATGCCTTCCATAGGAGAGTCTGGGATTCTGCTGTAGTAGAGTGTTTTGATTGGAGGCAATGGCTGGTTGTCGTATGTTCTGAGAGGAATTTCAGCATCCTCTAGAAGAGATTCTCCATTTTGCCACTGAGGAGACCAGAAGTAAACACGGTCTGCAACAAGGTCGTAAAGCTCTACAATTTCAATATAGAGATACGAATCTGGCAGGTCATCGATTGAACGACGTGCCTGACCATTGTAACGAGGCTTGCTTCCATCCCCACCGTATTCGTCAAAGTAGTCCATCTTTGGAATTGCTGTGAACTTCTTGGCTCCATAGCGTTCTTTTGCTTCAGTCACATTCAGGTAATATGTGTGACCAATGTAGCGTTGCTGAATAGGAGAGCCTGCATCACGGTCTACAATTACTTCCCAAGGCGGAACTGCAACAACTTCAGACTTATCAAGCATTTTGTCAGTCTTCTGAGGGATTAGCTTTAGTGCTGAGTAGTCGTAAATTAGCGCAAGTCGAGATGCATTCTCAATCTGCTCTCTTTTCTGGTAGAGCCACCTGTTTGCAATTGCCTGAGCAGCTTCAGGATTTGCAACACCAGTTCCAGTTGCAGCAATGTCCTTACCGACTACAACTGCAGGAGCCCTTGTGAAAAGACTTGCAATGTAGGATTCGATGTAGGTGTAAGCATCTGGAGTTTCAACACGAATCATCGTGTCATCAGCTTGAAGTGTGCGCCAAAATTTCGTTTCATAAACGTCACGATACTTCCTCATTTCTGAGGATTTTTGCTGCCAATAGTCATCATGTTCGTTTTTGATGATTCTGATGAGCTTGATGGTTTCTTCTTTATTCACTAATATCTCCTAGTTGGGCCGCAACCCGCGCCGTGGTTTAGAACTATTTTCTGGACACGCCTCTGTTTAATCCAATCTGGCAAAATATGTATGTCTGGGAATCTGAGTTTGTCTAAACAGAATGAAGCAAGTGCAAGGGCTACAGCAGAGTCTGAGTGTCTGCCTGCTTCTCTTGGAAGTTCAATA